ATTAGTATTTGTGGACGTGCCCCATGTACCAGACTCGTCTCCTGTGGCGATCTTTTTAATACCGCCGTTTGTTGTATAAGTAGCCATATCGTTTCCTTTACGCTGCTATTTCTGTCCAAACGACGGTTGCGTCTGGATCGATCCTATCCCAAACTAACACAGAACCGACTTCTCCGCTAGTCCCTACACCAGTGACGTTAATTAATGCGTCACCACTCACCGCAGGCACCGTAACTTGGCCTGTTGCGGAAATCCCAGTCAAGTTTATTTTAGCAATACCCTTGGCTGTAACTGTTCCGACTTGTCCTACTGGAGCAATGCCTGTCACATTGACATTGGCATCACCCGTCATTGTAATAGAGCCTACAGAGGCTGTGGCCCCAAGACCTGTAACACTAACATCAACACCTGTACCACCTGTTGCAGTAACAGATCCGACACTGATTGTGGCCTCTAGCCCCGTGGTTGGTACGTCAACACCACCAACATAACTAAGTTGACCAACTTGCCCTGTAGCAAAAATCCCAAGACTGATGCCCCAAGCTGCTTCGCCCCAAGTTCCTCGGCCCCATCCATCAAACTGGACAATAGCCCCTGAGCCAACATTCGGAGACAACGTGCCAACTAGCCCCGTGGCTTCCAATCCCGTTGGCGGAATGTCAGCAGTTCCTGTTACCGTAACTGAACCGACTGAGGCTGTAGCCTCCAACCCTGTAACACTATAACGTGCAACAACATTTACGACTTGGTCTTCGCCCCAAGCTCCGGCACCCCAAGCTCCACCGCCCCAACCAGAACTACCAACTCCACCTTGCAGTGCAGCAATAGGCGAAGCTTCGCCCCAAGGGTTTTGACCCCAAGAGCCATCTCCCCAATAGCCACCTACACCTACGTTGACTGTGACGTTGGTCATACTGTCACCTTATTTAGGCGATACGGATAATCGCGTTTGATGCATCTGGTGTTGGAAATACAATTTGAAAATCACCCGATGTTGAGGTTTTATTTGAACCAAAGTCTAGTACAACAACTGTATCTGTTGTTCCAGAACCACCTGCTGTTTGCGTGTTATAAATTAATGCACCACGAGCAGTAATTGTTGCTGATGTAAACGTAATGTCATCAAAGTCTGTAAACGCTGTGGTTCCAGATGTTGTTGGAGTTACATTTGTTAACACGCCGCCTCCCGCAGAATACGAACCAGACGCCGAAACTTCGTTAGAAGTCGTATACGCCGTTGTCGCCGCAGTAAATGTAGCACTGTTGTCGTACAACGCGATCTTAAATTGATCGTTTCCGTTTGTAAAATCGTGACTTCCTGTAAGCAATTCCTGCTTAAAAGAAGTACACATATAGTTTCCGCTGAAAGCCATTTTTAAAGTCTCCTTATAAGTTCAGCCAGTTGAGGATGTCCCGCATCCTTTAGTGCATTATACACTGTTGTGCGGTCACTGCGAATAGCCTGTCTCATATAAAATGCAACAAGTTTTTCGATGTGCTTTGAGTAAGCACGAGCTTGGTCCCTAATACCTGGATGAGTATCATCGGAGACCGATATTAATTTTTCTACACAACGCTCTGCAAGTTCATCAGGAGTAAAACCTCGATTCTCTGTCGTGTTTATCTCAACTATCGATTCATGTTGCGGAACGCTTACATCTATTTTAAACATTATTGTTTTGTCCTTATTACCATACCTGTACGGTATTGGTCAGTAGTTTCTTTTGCTTCACCTAACATTTTTATACCTGTAATAGCTTCTTGAAAACGCCCTGCATACATTCCAAGGACATCCTGTTCACCTTTCATATAAATATACGCTTCTATTAACGATCCGTAAAGAAGAGCCATTTCAGCATTTTCACTCAACCAAGTTGTGCCGCTATCTGTCAACGCTGTCAGGCTTTGAGGTCTGTAATAATAATGAAGTTCAGAGGCATACGCACTGTTTGGAGTTGGTGCGACGATGAAATTGTCTACATCAAATATAGCGTAATATCGAGGCTCTCCAGTTGTGGTGTCGTCGGGAGTATAAGTTTGTAAAAAACTTACATCTTTAAAATCCATAAACTCCTTATCTCCGTTGGTTTTAATAAATGCCATAGAAAACGGAGCAAGAAAGTCAGAAGGACAAGGTAGATATTTTTTACCAGAAATAAAATTTGTTGTTGCATTTTTACGAAATAAACTTAACTGCACGTTCTTTAAAATACGTTCTTCTGCCATTCTAATGAATGTGGGGATACTCGTCACAAAAGACGTTTCATCGTTTTCCGTGTAATCTTGTACCGCTGTTTTTAATTGTCCGTATGTAAAGCTCATGTCGTCACACTATCGTTATATTTCCAACCATAGAACTATGGTTAGTACATTGATACACTAAGGTTGTGTCTGAGGGTTCATGTGGAACAATAAACTGAGTTAGTCCCGTTGTAGAATTATAATTTTCTGTAACTCCAGTGGTAAAAGCGGAGCCTCCACTTGATGTTCTAATCTGCAAAGGGTGACTGCTTACATTTGCTGTGTTATCTATTAAATAAGTATGACCTTTGTAAAACGAGAAGTTTGGATTGTCTCCAGACGTAGCGCCAGGGCCAGTGAAGGTATAAGCAGATGAACCGTTAGTGCCTGCTACATATGTCGTTACAGGCCCAGATACTTCATCATTTAATCTAATCCAATTACCGCCATGCGCAAAATACAAACCCCCAGTTGCGTGAACGTGGGCCACTGCGCCATGATACGTGGAAGCACTTGGTAAATCAGTTAAAGCTGCGTAGTAAAATACAATTTTATTAGCACCAGAACTTACATCAAGAAGACCACTTGAATCTATAATATCCGTTAAGGTTGTACCATTACCTAAAGCCGCGTAAACTTCATTAAAGTTATCGTTAATTTTATCGGCACCTACACGAAGAGTATCACCAGTTCCGTCATTTGCAGATGAACCTATACCTACTGTTTGTTTTGCCATATTTTATCCCTCGTCGAATGTATCTGTTGTTGAGTCTAACGTAATAGACGTACTATCAAATCTTGGTGCTAGAGTGGTTGGTGTAGAAATGACCACAGTAACGGTTCCCACTGCGCCCACAGGAACAAGATTGTTTGCAGGGGTTATTCCGGGTATTTCCCTAAATCCAACAGGATTATATCCGTGTTGGATAGCTCTTTGTTCTGACAACTCTGTTTCTGGTCTGGGGCCACGTAGTGCCTGTGGATCTGGAAACGCTTTTGGTGGAAACAACTGTGGATGCTTTGGCTCAAACTCATCAGGCCCGACCTTTGCGCCCGTCCACTCTGTCTTCATGTCACGAAGACGGTAACGGCGACCTGACCGATCCGATATACCATAAGCATGTTTACCACTAGCGTATGCCATTAGACCCTCAGATAACTTAAACTAGGCTGCAACTTCAAAGGTGTTCGACCTTGATCCTCGTCCGCTGCGCGTTGGAACTCTTCTTCATAAACCGACTTTAACATTTGGATACGATCTGGTGCTCGTTTCATTGCCATGTAGTAGGCTAACCCCGCCACCATACAAGGATAAAAACGAAAAGGCATATCAGTAGTATTAACAAGAGCGTCAGCATCTTCTATCCTGCGTACATAGTAATAACGGATTTGATCCGTAGAGTTTTCTGGTGTGGACCACAAATACATCTTTGGAGTAATTTGACGGTCTAACCAAAACTGGCTTGGTCTGCCCTGAGTAGATTTGTTCGGAAGAGTTGCATAATCTCCACGACTAATTCGTTCTATTTCATAATCAGTGTTATCACGACGAACAACCACATCCAAAACATCAACCACATCTGAAGCTAAAGCATACTCAGACGTTCCTTGAGTGACAGTAAAGTTTGCTTCTTTTACTGTCCACAAGTTAAGTCCACGGTTAGCCCAGTCTGCAAACATCAGGTTCATAGACCTACGTGCTGTTTTAGCATCGTAGCCCGTGCGGACTTCTAGTCCGCATCTTTCGTATGCTTCTTCGATTACCTCTGCTACATCGAGGTTGAAGTCTCTTGATCCTGATGTTGTCATAGCATCAACTCATATGTGGTTTTTGGTTTGTCTTGACCATGACACAGCCGCCATTTTTATAGCCTATCCTATCCAATGCCTTTTGAGCGTTAGGATTTGTCTTAGCCTGTTCTCTCAGTGCTTTTACTCCGTCATTGGGAGCTTTCTTCTCAGAGTTATCCATCGTCATCCTCCTGATTATAAAGATTATCAAACACCCTATTCACATCTAGTGTATAGTCTAAATCACTTTTTGAATAGTGTATATGTTGTGAGGGTCTGAAGTCTGGTGCACCCTCACCCACCGCAAACCAAGCAGGATGTGTCACCCTCACTCGATTATTTGGTAACGCTACTATGTTTCCTGTCCACTCTCCTGCGTCCAACAACTGCATCACATGGCTTTGTTTGTGTTGTGCCGGATCATCTGCAATCTCGCTGTTGGTGTAGTCTACCGTGAACAAATACTTAGCGGGAAACATCTCACCGTTTATTTTGGCTAACCAAGGACATGGTGTAGCTCTGTCTAATGTATATACTGCATGATGATGTGAAGAGCAGTCCCAAGGCTGCGCATCATGTGTTGCCATAGGTTCAGGCCACTCTTCGAGCGGGATGTCTGCAACCAGTGCTGTGATAGGCATTCTTGCCCACATTGCACCACCATGAACGGTGTCTTCTTCTTCACCTTCTGCTTCACAACCAGTAAAGATAACTTGAAAACTAAGAGACCGATTTGGAATTGTAGTTACAGCAACAACCATAGCGTGCAAAAATTCACCGTGATACTGTTCATGATTATGAGTGTATTCACGACGAACCCATGCTTTGAAATAAGGGATGTTACTTTGTAGATATGGCATTTGGTTTAGAAGATTCCTTTGAAGCCTGTGCCTTTAACCTGCGCTCCACCAGACTTGCCGCCCTTGACCTTGCCACCATTTTTCATACCCTTGGGCTTGACCTTACCGCCGTTCTTCATACCTTTGGGACTGACCTTGCCACCGTTCTTCATACCTTTGGGACTGACCTTACCGCCATTCTTCATTCCCTTGGGCTTGACCTTGCCGCCATTCTTCATTCCCTTAGGTTTTACTTTACCACCGTTTTTCATACCCTTAGGTTTTACTTTACCACCGTTTCCATTCTTCATTCCCTTGGGTTTTATTTTGCCACCGTTACGATAGCCTTTCTTCTTCATAGCCATGTGAGTTCTCCTTTCAAAACACTCTTATTAAGCCACCATTAGCCTTTTTGTTCTTCCAACTAATACGTTTAGACGATTTCTTTTTCTTTGCAGCAGATGTACACTGTGCCATGGTAGGGCGACAAGCGGGATAACCTTTACGCTTTTCTCCCTTTTGACGACCACAGGGCTTTCCTGTTTTACAGTCAACCCAACCTTTGCCATCATTTTGAGCAAACCATTCTCGCAAAGAGTTTTTCTTTTTCTTCGCCATCAGAAGACCCTTGTAGTCTTACGTCTTGATTCTGCTACTTGTCCACAACCAGAGGCTATAAAGCCTCCATTCTCAAATTTTTTCTTGGGTGGACGTTTAGGGTTATCAATTGAAGAAACTATTCCACCTTCAGCTTTCTTAGTAGAGTTTCCCCAATTTTTTGCCCCTACTTTGCGGCACTTTGATAACGCCCCCGAAGCGTAAGCGGAGGGCCATACCTTGTAACGGCTTTTTACTTTGTGATAACAAGCGTCTTTTTTGCTTTTCTTTTTTGCCATTAGTCATCCCCTTTGATGGAGGCTTGGATACTTGCTGTCGCATCTGCGCCCTCGAGATTGCCATATGTCCTCTCCATCTCTGTCTTTATGTAATCAATTTGCGAGGCCATAACCTCTGTCCTCTTATCAACTGCGATAAGAGTTTTTGTTACCCAATCAGCCCAACTGTAACCAACGCCGCCAACACCAAGGATAAAAGCTGTTACAAGAGTTATCGTGACTTGTTTGTTCAACACTTCCACCTTTTCCTAGCTTGTCTCAGTCTTGAGTTAGGATCTTTAGCTGCTTTAGGAAACTTCTTCATCTGACCCGCAGATCGAGCACAAAATGATTTACGACGTTTATCAGCCTTACTACCTTTTTTTACTTTACCAGTTACAGCCGTTTTTAATTTAGATCCTGGGTTTTTACGACGGTATGCTTTCACACCCGCTTCAGTCATTCCCGCCCCTTTCTTTGTGGGGCGGAAATTCTTTTTGTTTCTTTTTGGCATCTTATCGCGTTTACGCTCTGCCATTGTGCTACCCAAAGAATCCAGTGATTGAATCAATGTTGGTGAGAGTCACATGACACTCATCATCAAAAATTATACCATGATCAGGAATAGTAATCTGATTATCATCACTTTGATGAAAGACCATTGATAGTAATGTTGCTCCACTAGAACCATTTTTAAATACAACCGCAGGAGAACCACTACCCGCAGTTTTTACATAAAATGCTTTTAACCTAGTTCGACCACCTTGTAATGTGCCAGTCGCCGTAGCTGTCTTTGCAAAAATAGAAGCAGCCATAATGCCCTCCTATTAGCCAAGGTTATTGTTTTGAGCATACAAAATAGTAACGCGAAGTT